TGTGGTTTCGTTTCGACCCATGATGCATCGTGGCTCTTTGCTCTGTTGCATGTCGGACTCAAGCACCGTTGATAATGCCTACGGTGTAGGAACGTATTACCATGTCATGAGTAGAAGAGCTCGGTTTCCTGGGTATGACTTAGATGGCACTGAACTAGCTATAGGTTTGGTTAGTTTGGCTCCAGCTCCATATAATTTTGTGAATTGGACTGCCATGACATGGTTTGAACCATGTTTTATTGGACAGCGAGGTTCTATTAATTGGATAGCTCATGCACAGCAGCAGGCGTCTGTACGGACTACTCTCTCATTTAACAGAGAGCACTCTGTTCTAAATGCCCTAACATACTACCAGTATTATCAGGAGCCTTTTACACGAAGCTCTGTGGCACGAGGTTACATTGCTCAGGGTGCACGCACTATGGAGGGTGCGGCGAGCAATAGTGGTGGAATACAAAATACTGTTCATTGTATTGCTCCCTTTTATGGGAATGTTAAATTCCAAACTACTAGTGCTAACGCGCGAAATAGTGGTATATCTGCAGATGGTTCAGATTTTGATGCTGTCAGATCTACGTGTGTCATTGACCCATTTAATGTTACAGCTAATCCTACAGGAGATAGAACATCTTCAGGGTTTACAACATTTTATGTGTCAGCAGGTGTTGATTACAACTTGATATTTTTCTTAAATATCCCTGTGACGTATAAATACACGACAGTCCCATCAGCGGTTTAAGTGACACACCTTATGGTGTGTCGCTGCAGGTCAGCCAGAAGAGTCAACTTAAACAGTGAAAGATTGACCACCAAATGGGCGGCATTGCCGTTAAACATGGTTACATAAAAATTTGCAACGTGGCGCAAATACCAATCTAGTTCTTTTGAACTGCCCAACTTTAAAAAGGTATCGGTCGGCGGTACCACTTAATGCTATAAAGGATTAAGTTACGAACTCTACGGAGCGTAAGACGTTGTTTTAAATAACACGACATAAGATTTTTCAATCGGACGCGCCATTGAGGTGCGTGCGAGGAATTTTGATCTTGTTGTCGACGGTTTTTACGCTACTGTATCGGTTACCCG